AAAGCGAACCCGACGAAACCGAAACCCCAACAGAAACAACCCCAACACCATCCGAGGAGGATGAAATGTCAGAACCCACAACCGTTGAAGCCGCAGTTGCGACTCAACCCATCTATGCAACCGCCGTCAAGCGTGACGCAAAACTGCCAACCGCTGTCGAATACTTGAGTGCTGCCATTGCTGGCGGAACTGCTTGGGAACGTATGCACGAAGCACTTCGCGCCGCAGCTCCCGACGTGGTCACCACCGACACACCCGGTGTACTCCCAACCCCAATCCTTGGACCTGTCTACAACAACTTCATTGGCCGTCGCCCTGTCGTTGATGCAGTTGGTGCCAAGTCCATGCCCGGTGGAGGCAAGGTCTTCATTCGTCCCGAGGTCACAACTCACGTGAGCATTGGTGCAAGCCTTGCCGAAATGAGCAACCAGTCAGGCACTTTGGTGGTGAGTTCGAATCAGGTCACCAAGCAAATTTTCGGTGGCTATGTCAACATCTCTGAAGCCGATCTGGATTGGACCGATCCCGCGATCTTGTCAATCTTGCTTGACGACATGGGCCGTATCTACGCCAACGCAACCGACAACTATGCAGCCGATACTTTGGTCGCTGGCGCAACCGTCACACAAGCATTTGCAGCAGCAGACCTTGACAAACCTGAAGTGTGGGCTGCCGAAATTGCAGAAGCAGCCTCAACAATTTTGTCAGGTTCCAACGGCAACTTGCCAACTCACTTGTTCCTTGCACCAGGAATTTGGGGAAATCTTCTTGCATTGAGCGATTCGTCGAAGCGTCCGTTGTTCCCACAGGTTGGGCCAATGAACGCATTTGGTAATCTCACACCGGGACAGGCAAACGGCAACGCTTTCGGGTTGTCAGTTGTTGTTGATCGCAACTTCGCCAGCGGCACAGCCATCGTGGGCGATGCTTCTGGTTACGAACTGTTTGAACAGCAGAAGGGCGCGATCTCGTTGGACAACCCGTCTACCTTGAGCCGCACTATTGCGTTCCGTGGCTACTTCGCCGCCTTGATGATTGACTCAAGCAAGTTCGTCAAGTTCACGTTCTGATCAACCGAAACTAAGAGAAAGTCTGCACCATGGCCACATTTAGCGTGACGCACCACCAGCGTCTAGACGATGTTGCTGTGGTGCAGACCCTCGAAACAACCGACATCACAGTCGGTCAGACAATCACATTGACAGGACTCGGTCACGGCCTGAACGGCACGCACATTGTGATCGCTGTACCGGTCAACTTGTTTGCTGGCGTTAACGAAGCAGGCGACCTGCTTTACAACGAAAACGAAATCATTGTTAACCAGTTGATGTTTCAAGATGTTGGCGACGATCTAGAACGGTCCGCTGCCGATCCGTTTGGAACTTTGACATGGACTTTGACTTGTACATGGTTGTCATCAGTTGCCCCGGTGCAAGAATTTCTTGGGATCTCGTCGGCCACGGCAAATGACACCGCGTTCCTCACTACTTGTGTCGCAGCTGCAAACGCTTGGTGTTTCAGGCGTCGCGTGCAGGCTGGTTACCACGACAGTCTGACGACTGCCCCTGACAGTTCAGTGCTGTTAGGAACCACGCTTTACGCCGCAGGGCTTTACCGTGAACGTGGCACAACTGGAGACAGTTACGCGTCGTTCGGTGACATGACAGGACCACCGCTTATGACCTTGGGTCGAGTAAACCAGTTGCTCGGCATTAAACGATCGCAGTGTGCATGAAATGGCAGGCATCTTCACGGACACCGTTGACACCGTGTCAGCGTCGCTCACAGCCCTCGGGCTTAAGCCTGTCACCGATCCGCGCAACGCACGACCGCTCACCGTGTTCGTGGAATTACCGACGTTCACTTGTTTCAACAACCAAATCGCAGACATCACAGTTGATCTCCGAATCCTCGGCGCGCCACCCGGCAATAGCGATTCGGCGAACTACATTCTTGAAGTCTGCGACACCATTATGAACAGTTCTATTGCCGTTGTGAGTGGCTCACCGTCGCTTGCTCAAATCGGTTCACAAGAATTACCCGCATACGACCTAACAATTAGAATCGCTTCCAAGCGCATCCCATAAAGGAAAAACCATGCCCACAACAAAAACCGTTTACCTGTCCAACCCAACCGTCTTAATCGGAGCCGTGGATGTCACGCAGAACACCTCTGCGGCCTCGCTTGAGATCGGTTACGACTCACTCGAATCCACGACCTTTGGCGATACCGGGCACCGTTTCGTGTCGGGCCTCCAAATGGTGAACGTAACCTTGACAATGTTCAACAACTACGGCGCAGGCGAAGTCGAAGCCACTCTGTTTGATGTTGTCGGAGACGGCACCACCACACTGGTCATCTCGCCAGCAGGCTCAACCGAATCAGCAAGTAACCCTGAGTACACAATCAGCAATGCAATGATGTCATCGTTCACCCCAATCGTCACAACCGTTGGAGAACTGAGCCAAGTCTCAGTCACCTTCACTGGTGGCACTTGGGTCCGCGACATCGTCAGCCCGTAATCAACAACTAACAAAAGGACCCCGACATGATTGGCATGACATTAAAAGTAGAAATGGCTGACGGTGAAACATTCGAAGCACCGATCACCTACGGAGTTGCGTGCAGGTGGGAAGATCACCACCCCACGCTCTCCGTGGGCCGTTTCTTAGAAGATATGAAGTTCAAGCCTCTCGCATGGTTGGCTTGGGATGCGTTACGAACCAAAAAGATTGTGGTCCCAATGTTTAACACTTGGGTTGAAAACGTCATGGATATCACGTTTATCCCAAAAGCCAAACAGGGCCCGCAGGAAGAGCAACAAACCTGATCGCGCAGCTTGCTGTTCGTACAGGCATCAGTCCGTTGGATCTGATGGAAACACCAGCTCAGATCATTGACGAAATGATCAGGTTGATAATCGAGCAGAACGAGAGCAAGCGATGAGTCTGGGAATAAGTTTGGAAGTGAAAGGCCTCAAGGAGGCATTGCGCACCATAAATTCCATTGACCCTAAATTGCGTCGTGCTTACGGCAAGCAGATCCGTGAACTAGGCAAGGTCGTTGTTGACGCAATTACACCGCTGGTTCCGTCGTCGTCGCCCACTCGAGGCATGGACGGCCCGTGGCGTACCGGGTGGAAGAACGGTCAGACCAAGAACATTGTGGTTAAGACCAACACTCGAAAAGCACGCAAACGCAACATTGAAAAAGGTGCCCAGTATGAAACTATTGGCACGATCACTGTAGGGACAAAAGGTGCAGCACTCGCGATTGCAGATATGGCTGGCAAGGCTGGCGGTGGAGGCCGTGGTGGTCCGCGTAGTCGCCCAAACTTTTCGGGATTACTTACGCAAAAGATTGGTCGCGGTCCGTCGCGCATGGTTTGGGCTGGTGGCGAAAAAGCGATCCCAGACTTCCAAAAAGCCTTAGAGCCTGTTATCAAAGAGGTAATCTTTGAAGCGAACAAGGAACTAATGAAAGTTAAATTCTGATGGCAATTAACATTCCGATTCTTACTGAGTTTTCCGATGCTGGCATCAAATCCGCTAAAGCCGCTTTTGGTAATTTTAAGACTGCCGTTGCTGACGCCGAGGGTGGAATGGGCAAGTTTAAGGCTGGTTCCAAAGTCGCTTTAGACGCCGTTAAAGCCAACGCCGCAACATTCGCTATAGCAGCTGGTGCCGCAATCGGTAAGTTTGCTATTAAAGCAATTGGCGACTTTCAAGACCTCGCACTTTCTGCAGGCAAATTTTCGGACGCTACAGGTCTGGCCGTTGAGGACGCCTCACGCTATATCGAAGCCGCTGGGGACATTGGTGTCCCAGTTGACGCCCTCGAGGGCGCTATTGGACGACTCAACAAAACAATCGGTGCTGACCCGGACAAAGTGCGAAACCTTGGCGTAGACCTCGTGTATCTCAAAGATGGATCGTTAGACGTCAACGAAACATTCCTAAACACAATTCAGCGAATTAAGGACATTAAGGACCCAGCCGAAAAAGCAAGGGTTGCCGCTCAACTGCTTGGCAAGGGCTGGCAAGGGATGGCCGAACTTATTGAAGGTGGCGCGGACGATCTCCGAAAGTCCCTTGACAGTGTTTCGGGTTCAAAAGTTATTAGCGAAGATGATTTGCAGAACGC